TGCCATCCGCAAGGCCGTGCGCCATTGCGGCGGAAGCCGTCGGCCCCATAGCCGTCGCACTGCACCCATCCTGTGAGCGCGAGATTTCGGTGAACTCCCTGGCCGCATTCCGGGCAGTGGTTGACGGCGAGCGCATGGCCGGCGATGGCATGGCGCGCGGCGGGGTTTGCTTTCTCAGCCTTGGTCATCCTCGTCATGGCTACTTGCCTCCATTGAGCCGGGCCATCTGGGCGCGCTCCTTCTCCGATAGCCTGAACTGTGCAACTGCCTTGGCCTCTGCCACTTCATGGCTGTTGCCCAGAGACAGGAACAGCGTCATCACGGAGTGGGCCTGCCTAACCTTCATCGAAGCGGCCATGGCTATTCCTCCTCCGTGATGTTGCCGGCAGCAATCCAGAGGATGCGGCGGAGGTTCTGTTCATGGTCCGCAAGCTCCGTCTCATCCCACGCGCCGTACTCTTTCAGCTCGGCCTTGACCGCCTCCGCGTCTAGGCCTTCGAGCTGAGCTGAGATCTCGGGCTCGGAGGCCAAGCTCTCGACATCCTCATCACAGCGCCCGGCATGGCTGGCACTCTCTGCCTGCTCCATGGTCATGGTTAGCTCGAAGCGATTGAAGAACGCGGTTGCCATGACTACAGCACCCCCACGTTGATCGCGTTGATAGCCTCATCGATCTCGAGGAGCTCGAGAGTGAGACGCGCGGCATACAGCGAAAGCCCCGAGCGAAGTGCAGTGCTACGCTCGGCTGAAACCGAGGAGTAGAGACGGACGAGACCACGGAAAGCCCAGCGCTGTGAGGTGCTCATGTTAGCGATCCTCCATGGTGAGAAACCAGCCATCAGAGATCCACGCAACCGACCCGCACCTATCAGAGCGAAGCTTGATCGACCTGCCTCCGCTTTCCCCGCCAATCTCAACCGTAAAGATCGTTCCGGCCGGGAAATACGTCCCGATGGGGCTGGTGAATGCAGAGCGGTTGCTAACCTTGTCTCCGGCGACATAGGACGCCATGGCTAGAAACCCGCCCAGTGAAGAACGCCGATGGCCGGATAGCTGTCGGCGCAATCGTTCTCGAGGACGAACTCAACCGCGCTGAGACCCCAACCACGGAGAAGGACGAGAACGTAGTCAAAGGACCAGGAGATCATGTGTCCATCGGCGTCGAGTTCGAAGATGTCGTGGGCGCTCATGGTTGGTTGCCTCCTGCTTTCTCGATATTGCACTGGGCTTGCCAGTTCGGGCAACCATAAGATCGGGCGTCTTGCACTGCTAGGCAACATTCACCGCGCCAGTTCCGCACACCCCTCCCGGCGCATTCAGCGGAGAGCTCCTAGCAATCTCGGGCGCTTGACCCTGGCTGTAGCAATCCAGGGCGGTCCGCAATCGTTGCATGGCTAGGAATCTCGAGCTCCCGCCGCCGCCCCATCTTCTACGGCGCGGGAAATCGGGCACCGAGCGTGCGCTCCGTTGACCTGTACTGCTAGTGACACCGGGCGTTTCCGCCGGGTGACACAGCGTTCGGGGTGGCGTCACAGCCCGGCGAAGCGGTGGCTAACCAGGCGAAACCTCATGCGACACATGGGGGGCGGGGCCAACGCGGCGATATGACACAGAAAAATCGGGTCCAGAAGCTTGTATGGGGAAATCGAAATAAAACAGGGGGTCAGTGTGGCAGTTCCTGCAAATTCAGGTAGTTATCGAGCAAAGATCGGCGTGTCATTGTCGAAAGTGACACAGGAATCGATCAAACTGACACAGAAAATGATCAAGGAGTTGCGCAGACGTTCCCGCAAGCTTGACGGACTGACGATTCAGGAACTCCAGAACCTCACGGGGATGGCTGCTAAGATGGACAGGGCGCTTGCCCCTCTGCTCAAGGAGGCAAGGGCTATCGAGGATGGTCACATGTCAGACGCGGAGGAGATGACACACGAGGAGCTCGCGGACTTCATCGTGGGCGCGTTTGCAACTCTTCCGGCGGAACACCGGGCAACCGTGACGGCCAGGCTACTGGCCTAGTGCAGTAGTTCGCAGTTGGTTGGGTAGTACACCCTCAGCGGTGAGCCGCCCAGGATCGAGGCGCACGGATACGTGTCTATCGCGGACAGGCATGGATCGATCTCGGCCTGGGTTACCATCGAGTCGGCCGCACAGCTCGTGAGGCTACAGTCCTGGCCGACGAGCCCGCTCTCGCACTGAGCTTCGCTTGTAAACCCAGTCTCTCCGCCTCGGCCGCACGCGTCTATGCGCAGGCACGCGTGATGCTCTAGCTGCTGCACGGCCTGGCCCACGGTGAGCGGCGGATCGGACCCGCACGCCGCGAACAGAAGCAAACAGAGCAGAGACAGCTGTTTCATCGGTCCCTCCCAGGCCTGAGTTTACCACAGGCTCCCCGGGGGCAGGATGCACGTGCCCTCGGTCCAGACCGGCGCGTCGCTGTTCAGGCAGCCCAGACAGCGCTGGCCAAGCCCGCGAACAATGGCCCTTGCCCGATTTGGACACCTGACAATCCATTTCCCCTGCCTTACCGCGGCATTACACCTGTCCGCGTCCCTAACGAGAACCTTATCCATTCCGCTCCGCGTTGAAAATTCCTCTATATGAGGACACAGAGAACCATTGGAAGCCGCTGTACGGGCCGCGAAGGCCTCTGATTCCGCGTTCATCCTGGACGCGTGGGTCGAGTCCTTTCGTGAGAGCCACTCCGCGGGGGTTATCCCCATGCCCATGTACCGCCGGGTCTACAAGGAGGCCATTGCCTGGCTCCTGGCCCGCGATGGCATGGAGCTCCTGGTCGCGTGCAATCCGCTCGACGAGGATCAGGTCTTTGGCTTCCTGGCCCACGAGCTCGGGGTAATCGATAGGGCAACCCACCGGGACATCCCAGCGCTTCACTACCTCTTCGTCAAGCAACCGTTTCGCAGGCTGGGTATTGCCCGGCAGCTTCTCGCTGCCTCGGCCGTGAATACAGCCCAGCCGTTCTACGCAAGTTTCAAAACCGCGGTAGCCACCGAGCTCGCGAGGTCCAAGCGCCTCGCCGTGAAGTGGAATCCGCTGTTTGCCCGCTTTCCCAAGAAACCCGCAACGGAGAAATCCCTTGGAACTTAAAGCAGTCCGATTCCACGAGGACGTGAGCCTTCCTGGCAACCGCGTCTGGCGCAGCTGGTCTACCGAGAGCTCGGAGCACAACCGCCACGCGAGCATGAAGCTCCTCACTGGCACCCCGTTTCTGGAGGTAACCATCAAGGCCGAGCCTGGCAAGGGCCGGGTGCTGATGGTTCCCCTGCACCAGGTCGAGTGGTGCGAGCCCGTGGGCGCCCTCGTCGCTGAGAAGCAGCCTCTCAAGGCGGCGGTGAAGTAGTGGCCGATGGGCTTCCCGTTATTCGCGCCGCGCTCCTACCCGAAACGCCAACCCACCGCATTTGCCTTTCCGGCAGCAGGGATGTCATCCGGGCTGCCCGCCACGAATTCGCCATGCTCCTGCAGCTCTTGGAAGAGGAGCCGCTTGTTGAGTATGGGTCCGTCTGCTTTGACGTTTGCATAGAGGTGAAGTAGTGGCCGTTAGCACCTGCATCGCGGACCTCATCTCCGCGAAGCGCCGGCTCACCGGCGACATGCCGACCGACGATCAGATTTGCGAGGCGGTCGGCGGGGTGCGCTGGATGCCCGAATTCGTGTCCTCGGATGCCCCGTATCAGGAAGTCTTCTCCGTAATCTCAGAGATCGCCAAGCTTCACGCCCGCGCCAGCGAGTACCTCCCTGACGAGCACCTCCGGGTCTTTCATCGCCGATATTGCATTCCCGGCGAGTGCGACCACCTCGAGAGCTAGTCAGTGATCTCCCGCGCTGGCGCAATATACCAGCGCTTCCGCGAGCAGGCCCGCGCCGCCAATAGCTCCGCGGATAGACGCAGGGCCCAGGCCCTGCTGGCCCGGCACTTCTCACGGCAGAGGGATTTCATTACCGATCCCTGGCGGCGGAAGTGCCTGCTCTGTCCGCGACGAGCCGGCAAGAGCTATGCCGCGGCTGGCTACCTGTTCTACGTGGCCCTCACTGTCCCGGGCGCGAACTGCGTATTTGTAACCCTCACCAGGCTGAGGGCCAAGAAGATCCTCTGGCGGCTCCTCAAGCGCCTAGACAAAGAGTTTGAGCTCGGGTGCACGTTCAACGAGACCGAGCTATCCGTCTTCTTCGATAACGGCTCCATCGTCTCTCTCGCTGGGTGCGAGACCCAGGCGGACATCGACAAGTTCCGTGGCGAGGCGTTCCACCTCTTCCTGATCGACGAGACCAAGTCCTTTCCTCCTGAGCTCCTGAATGAGCTGATCGAGGATGCCGTAGAGCCCGCGCTGTCCGATTACCTCGGGACCCTCGGAATCATGGGCACCCCGGGGAGCGTCCTGGTCGGGCTGTTCTACGAGGCCACGGGGCCCACCGCGGACAAGGTAGTCACGGACGAGGACACGGGCAAGTTCCGGGCAACCTCGCGGCGCTACGCGGCCAGGGACGAGGAGCAATGGCTGGCCGTGCAGTGGGAGTGGTCCTTCCATTCCTGGACGGTCGCGGACAACGAGGCCAAGCCGCATATCTGGCTCGAGTGCCTTGCGCTCAAGGCTCGCAAGGGCTGGACCGATCAGAATCCGAAATGGATCCGTGAGTACCTCGGCAGATGGATCGCCGACAACGGGGAGCTCGTTTATGCTTACTCGGTTGAGCGCTGCTCTTGGAAGCCTGGCGCTAAGACTCCATCGAATCCGTTTGGCCTGCCTGATGGCCATGACTGGCACTACATCCTGGGCGTTGACCTGGGTTTTGTGCGAGCTTTTGCGCTACAGGTCGCAGCGTATTCCGACACCCACCGGAACTTCTACCAGGTCTACGAGTACGTAGCGCCCGGCCTGCACGCGGCCCTGATGGCGGAGGCCATCAAGAAGGCCGAGGCAATGGTCCCCGGGGGATTCGTCGCGATGGTCGGCGACCACGGGGCGCTGGGTGGCCAGATCTTTGACACGCTCGCGAAGGAGCACGGGGTCGTCGTCGAGCCGGCCAAGAAGAAAGACAAACGCGACCACATCGAGCTCCTTAACTCGGACCTCATTGACGGTCGCTGCAAGATCCTCCCCACCTCGCAGCTCGCGAAGGAAATGTCTGAGCTGGTCTGGGAGGACGCGAATAAGAAGCGCGAGGCCGAGGGGATGGCCAACGATGCCTGTGACGCGTGGCTCTATATCCGCGTGAGAGCCGGCCATCACTTCGCGGCCGAGATCATTCCCCCGCCGGAGCCTGGCACCCCGGAGCATGCCGCGGCCTATGAGGCCGAGGAGCTCCGCAAGATGGAAGAGGCCGAGGCGCGCAAGTGGTCGCCCGAAGGTGACGCGGTTGAATACGAAGAGTCAAGCAACTGGTCCATGGAGTCCTGGTGAACATAGACGAACTTAAGAAGCTCGTGGCCTTCATGCGCTCCGAGGGTGTGAACTTCATCCGCTACGGGGACATCAAGGTTCGCTTGGGCCCGCCCCCGGCTGAGGAGGATCCCGACGAGATCCCCGCTGCCGCGCGCCGGCCCATCACCCGCCTGGACCAAGACCCGGACCTCTATCCGGGCGGCGCCGTGCCGCAGTTCCCGAATTACGCCCGCGACGACGAATAGCCTAGCCAAGGATTTAAATGCAGCTCCAGGAGTTTTGGTGGCAGTCCGATAAGGACGATGCGCACCACCGCGTCTTCAAGGCGGTGCATACGCTCGAGGAGAGCCAGCGGGACACCTATGAGCGCTTCATGCGCTACGCGTGGCTGTATGACTCTTCGCGCCTCTCCGGCGTTGACGCGATCCTGGCCAGCGGTCCGTACCCGGTCGAGCAGGGCCCGGTCACCGAGAACGTGATTGAGTCGGTCATTGACACGGCCAAGGCTCTCATCGCCAAGAACAGGCCAAGGGCCACGTTTGTCACTGACGGCGCGGACTTCTCCACCCAGCGCAAGGCCCGCCAGCTAGAGCTCTTTATCGAGGCCGAGTTCCACCGCACGCAGGTCTACGACCGTGGGGTCGAGGCCTTCCGTGATGGCTGCGTCTACGGGACCGGGGGCGTCAAGATCTTCTCCGACGAGGACGGGCGCGTCGCTGTTGAGCGCGTCGTCGTGGACGAAATTGTGCTCGACGAGGAGGCGTGCCGAGTGGCTCCGCCTCTCGATCTGCATCAGCGCAAGTTCGTTGACCGGCACCTCCTCGCGGCTGACTTCCCTGAGTTTGCCGAGCTCATCTTCGAGGCCGCGCGGCTGGATTCTCGCCGCGAGTGGACCTCCTACCGGCAGCCAGCTCCCAACCAGGTGGTTGTCGTTGAGTCCTGGCGGCTCCCCACGGGGCGCAGGGGCACCAATCCCGGAAGACACACCATCTGCATCGGTAACGCGACGCTGGTGGATGAGAAGTACACGAAGGATCACTTCCCCTTCGTCTTCTACCGCTGGAGCAAGCGGCTCACCGGATTCTGGGGCCGGGGCCTGGCCGAGATTCTCGCGGGGACTCAAATCCGGCTGAACAAGCACAACCGGGTGATTGGCACTGCGCAGGATCTAATTGCGGTGCCCCGCGTCCTCGTGCACCAGGGAGACGCGAACATCGCAGTGAAGCTTACCAACCGGGTGGGCCAGATCATCCCCTACCGGAACGCGGAGCCCAAGTTCGTGGTGCCCCCGGCGATCCCCCCGGAGCTGTACCAGGACCGCGTCTATCTAAAGCAGAACGCGTACCAGATCACCGGGGTCAGCGAGCTCACGGCGCAATCGAAGAAGCCGAGCGGCCTGGACTCTGGCGCAGCCCTCCGCGAGTACAACGAGATCGAGACGCAGCGCTTCTCCATTCAGGCCCAGGAGTACGAGGCCTTCTTCCTGGAGATCGCAAGACAGTACGTGGAGCTGGCCAAGGAGCTCTACGGCCGGCGGAAGTACACGGCCGTCTGGAAGTCCCACAACCTGAT